ATGACACGCGACAACAGACAGAAACCGCGGCAGCCATACCAGCACCATCAGCGCGGCGTCTCCGGCCGTGCCAGTCGCGACGCCTCCCGTCAGGACACCGCCAGCATGGGCGGACTGAGTTCCGACGACGGTTACGACTGGTTGCAGCGGGTCGGCCGCACGAGAGCGACCCGGACAATGGGCAGCGCCTGAGGGTTGCCTCTCGCCAACGCCGCAAGGTCGGCGAGGGTGAAGGTCCGCCAGCCACATTGGGTGCCCGGCGTTAGATGCCGTTCTTTCGCGAGCGTGTGCCCAGCACAGAGTCGACCGAGATCGGCAAGAGCACGTGCCGATAGCGTGTGGAGGTCGATGCCTCGATGATGTATTCTATATTTTACATAATATACAGTTTGACAGGATCAGTTCGCGCACCGGCTCAGGACGAGCCTCATGTGGGAAGTCTTTTCTGCACAGCGCCTTGCGGGGCTTGCCGCCTCGCATTGCCATCCTGCCACGTCGGGATGCGCCGCGCATGACCCAGCGCTTTCAGCGGCGGGTACGCGCTGATGGATTGGTTCCGTCAATATCACGGCGAGGTCTGCGATCCGCGCTGGCTTGGCGTGGCGCGCGCTGCCGGTAACGGTGTTACGCCCGGCCACGTCTTCGTGGTGTGGGGGTATCTCAAGGAGTGTGCTTCGAAGGCCTCGCCAAGGGGCATGGTGACCTCGTTCGATGCTCACGCGTTGGCCGACTTCACGGGCTGGCGCCTGGAGCAGATCACGGCCGTGGTCGACGCCATCCGCGATCGCGGGTTGATTGTCGACGGCGAGATAAGCGACTGGTTGGAAAAGCAGCCGGTCAAGCTGGACGCCACCAACGCGGCCAGGCAGAGGCGGCATCGTGAGAAGCTGAAGCGGGCACTCGCCGCTGCTGCTCGACCTGATAATAACGGCGTTACTACCGTGACTAACGCCGTACGTAACGGAGTAACTCCCACAGAGGAGAAAGAGCAGAGCAACTGCGATTTCTCCGATGCTTCTGCAGATTCTGGTAACCCAAGTCTAAAGTCACCTACTACGCGCACCGTGCGCGAGCAGGCGGGCGCGATCATTGATGCCGGTGGTTTTTGGGCATGGGTCGCCGACCAGGGCATCCCCGCGCACATCGGCATCCGCACGATGAACCGCGGCAAGCTGACCGAGTGGCTGGCCCACGGGCTCACCGATGCCAACCTGGCCGAGGCCATGCGCCGGGCCAAGCGGAAACGCGAACAGCAGCGCAGTCAGCACCCGGTGAACCTGGGGTTCCTCGCGTGCTTCGTCGACGACGTGATCGCCGGCGTGCCGGCAACGGCTGAAACCAACACCAACACCGGAGGTGGCTATGAGCGAGGTGATCAGCTCAGCCGCGAATTCGCCGGCACTCGCTGAGGACCAGGCGCTGCGCATGGCTGTGGCGCAGGTGTTCGCGATCTTCCAGCGCAAGTACGGCCAGCGCTGGCGAGACAGGTTCGAGGATCCGCATGCCCGCGGTGTGTGGTTTGCCTCGCTGCGCGCGGCTGGCGTTTCAGCCGAGGCGACCAAGCTGGGGCTGGCGGCGTTGTCGAAGGTGGGCACGGGTTGGCCACCGAGCGACGAGGAGTTCATTGCGCTGTGCCGGCCATCGGCGCCGGATCTGCAGCAGGCTTTGCGCGAGGCATTGGCCTGGTCGCGCAACACCGACCACGAGTTCACGCATCCAGCCATCGGCGCCGCAGCGCGATCGGTTGGCACGTGGAACCTGCGCACGCTCGACGAGCGAGCGGTGCGCACGGCGTTCGACGTGGCGTACCGCACTGCCCTCGACCGCCTGGCGCGAGGTGAAACCCTCGCTGAGCCGATCAGGCAGGCGCTGCCATCGCGCGTCCATCGCCCGATTCCGCCTGGGCACGAGCCTGAGGCTGTGGCCGAGATACGTCGCCAGATCGCTGTTTCCCTTGGGATTTCCCCATGAGCACTCGCCTAACCGTTGTTCTCTCCGCTAGTCCCAGCCTGAGTTATCCACCGCCGGAACGGCGAGCTGACGCCATCCATCCCGCTTCGCGCTCGTTTCCAGTCTCACGCTACGGTGAGACCACAAAGAACCCGGATGCCGAATGCCTGAAACCCAGTGCTGGCGCGGCCTACGGGGTGTCGGCTGGGGTCGGTGCAGGACACCCCCCCTCAAAAGCAGGGGGGCATGCCGCCCGACCCCAAACCTGGTGGGGCCTCGAAAAATGGGGAGCGTTTTGGGTTTTTGGCCGCGAGGGGGTGCGCTGTGGTTGAAGTGCCGCCGATTCCGGCTGGGTTGGTGCTGCCGTCGCAGGAGCTGCAGCTGCGCGCGCGGTTGCTGGGCGAGGGTGGGCCGCTGGCGTCGGCGATGCGGGCGGTGGAGGCGCGACCGTGGCGCGATTCGCGCTGGCTGGCGACGTGCTGGCTGTGGGTGCAGTGCCTGGTGGTGGTGCGCGGGTTCCGTGGGGCGACCACGGTGGCGGATTACGTCGAAGCTGTGGCGCGGTTCATGGGCTGGGCCGAGGAAGCGGGCCACGATTTCCGCGAAATCACGGTGCGCGAGCTGGACGACTGGCAGAAATGGCTGTACGTCAAGCGCCGGCTGTCGGCATCGGCGCGTCGGTCGGCGCTGATGGCCGTGCGCAGCCTGTACAGCTACCTCGCCACGCGCGGCGAAGGCAGCGACGTGACGAAGGGTTACAAGGCGCCGAAGCGGGTTTCCACCCAGGCGAAAAAGTACAGCCCGACGCAGCTCAAGGCGCTGTTCGCCGCCGTCAAGCAGGGACACACCGAGCTGGTGGTGCAGCGCGACCGCGCGATCCTGCTGCTGCTGCTCGCCGCCGGCCTGCGGCGCGAGGAAATAGCGGGCTTGCGCGTCGACCAGCTGGACCTGGCCAGCGAGCGCAAGGGCCAGGTGCACGTGTTCGGCAAGGGCAGCAAGGAGCGCACCGTGCCGATCGAGGGGCCGGTGGTGCGTGAGCTGCTGCGCTGGCTGGAAGCGCGCAGCCGTGTGCCGGATCTGTGCACCGACAGCGTTTTCGTGAACCTGTCGCGCGGCGGCCGGCCCGGGCTGTGCATCAAGGGCGGCCCGGTCACGGTGAAGGCGATCGAGGACGTGGTGAAGCGCACCGCGCGCCGCGCCGGGCTGGGCAGCTGGGGCGTGCACCGCTTCCGCGTCACGTTCGCCACGATGCTCTACGACGACGGCACCGACATCGAGCGCATCCGCGTGTTGATGGGCCACGAGTCCATCGAAACCACGCGCCGTTACCTCGCGGTGAGCAACCGCATGAACCGCTACACGCTGAAAGCGCACCGCCAGCACGCCGCGCTGGGCACGGTGCCCGACGACCTGCCCCTGTGGGCCCAAGACCTCGAGAGGAAGCGCCATGGATCCAGTGTTCTCCCGACCGGGTGAAGCCCCGACCGCGTTCGAGCGTCAGTTGCTCGACGCGGCCGCCGTGCATCACCCATCGACCACGCAGGAGCTGTGGTTGCTGATCGCCCAGCGTGCCGGGCTGGAGGCGCTGATGGTGGTGCTGGACGAATTCGGCAACGGCGCGGTGTGGGTGCCATCGCGGCGCACGTTCTTCAACGCCCTGGGCGGCCCCACGCTGGAAAACATGATCACCACGCTGCTCGACCAAGACGTGAGCCAGCGCGAGATCGCGCGGCGCATGTGCATGAGCCACACCCAGGTGCAGCGCATCGCCGCCCGCCACCGCGGCACATGCGCGCATGGAACTGCACCGGCCACCCGTGAGAAATAGCGCGGATGACGGACAAACCGACAAAACGCCCATACACGCTGTCGCCGGCCGCGCTGGAGCAGCGGCGCAAGGCGTCACCGGCGGGCGCTTCGGCGCCGAAATCGGGCTACACCATGAGCGAGGAAGCCGTGCAACAGCGCCGCGACAACCTGCCAGCCGCCGCGGCCGCCGCCACCGGCCCGATCACCGACGAGGGCAAGGCGGCCAGCAGCCGCAACGCGTGGAAGCATGGCCGCTACAGCGCCATCAACCGCGCGCAGTTCGCCAGCGGCGCCACCAGCATCGCCAAGATGTTCGGCAAGCCGTGCGTGACCACGTGCCCGTTCCACCCCGACAACCCCGACCGCACCGAGGCGCCGTGCAGCCTGGTGCTGGATGGCCTCACCCGCGCCGGTGGCAGCTGCCTGGACAAAACCGTCTACGTGCACGCGCTGGATTCGCTGATGTCCGCCTTCACCGAGGGCGACATGGACGGTATGCACGGCCTGCTTGCCACCGAGATGGCAGGCAATTTCCAGCTGCTGCGGCAGATCCGCGAGGAGATCGCCGAGCGTGGCCTGCTGATCGAGATTCCGGTGATCACCCGGGATGGCGACGTGGTGCGCGACCAGGACGGCAAACCGATGGTTGCCGACATGAAACCCAACCCGATCCTGGTGCACCTGATCAAGCTCAACGAATCGCTGGGCATCAACCTCGCCGAGCTGATGGCCACGCCGCGTGCCCGCGAGAAATTGAAAGACGACGACGAGGCCGCCGGCGGTCTGCAGTCGCTGCTGGGCGCCATCTTCAACCGCGCTCAGCGCAAGCTGCCGGCGCCGAGCGATGAATGAGTTGTAGACCGTGGAGTCGCTATGCAACACGCTGAAAGCACCTACGAACGACGTTGCCGGGCTGGCCATAAGTTCAACAGTGGCGACCTTGCAGCACGCTGGACAACGCGAAAAGGCAACGCTCGCTATTGGTGCCCAGTTTGTCTTGCCGCAGGGGATCGCCCACCCAAGGATTGGAAGAAGGTTTAACCATGGCTAAGCGCCGCCTGCCCACCGCCGACCACGACGTGCTGCGCCAGATGGACGAGCGCGGCGTGTTTGCGCCGGACGAGTTCGAGGCGTGGCTGTGCAAGCAAGGCTGGGCGTGGCAGGCGCTGTCCCGCGGCGACTACGGCGTGACGCTGGAACAGGCGATGTTCCTGTTCGTGTTCGAAGACCCGGTGCGCTGGGCCGAGACGTTCCTCGTGGAACCACGCACCGGCGAGCCGTGGCAGTTCTTCGACTACCAGCGCGAAAGCGCGCGCAGCTGGCGGCAAGACGTGGTGCATCAGGACGGCGCCGAGGTGGGCAAGACGCGCGAGATCACCGTGCTGATCCTCTGGGGCCAGTGCACCTCCATGGGCTTCACCGTGCGCCGGCCGTGGATGCTGGTGGGCGCGCCGCAGCAAACGCACCTGGACGAAATCATTCTCGCGATCGAAACGCAGGTGGGCGCGCAGGAAGGAGGCGACAAGGCCAGCGGCTCGCTGCTCAGCCAGTTCTGGCTCAAGCCCAAGCGCACGCCGCACATGATGCAGCGGTTCCTCACCATCCCTCTGGGCGAGAGCGAGAAGCCCGGCGTGGGCCGCGTCTACTACCGCCCTGCCGGCCACGATGGCGAAGCGTTCCGCGGCGTGCACGTGAACGCCATGGCGCTGGTCGACGAGGCGGCCAAGCTCAAGCGCGCGGTGCAGTGGTCGGAGTTCTGGCGCTCGTGTGAGCCTGGCTGTGTGAAACGTACCTACAGCGTGCCCGATGGCGACCGCAGCACCGGCTTTTTCGCCATGTGCAACGACGCCGTGGTGAATCTGCCGCAAGGCAAGCCGGGCCGCCGCCTGTTCCTCTGGCCCAAGACCCTGATGCCGCCGCCGTTCTGGACGCCCGAGCGCGACGCGCAGTTCATCCGCGACTTCGGCGGCCGGCACACGCCGGGCTACAAGCGCAACGTGCTGGGGGAGTGGGGCGAAGCCGAAAACCCCGTGTGGAGCTGGGACACCATCCTGCCCAACGTGCACGACCTGCCGGATTACCGCGTGCTGTCGATCAACATCGACCGCCAGCGCGGCGAGTTCAACGTGGGCGTGAAACGCGTTGTGCTCCACGTGGAGCAAGGCCGCAAGAGCGGCAGCTACGACTGGCTGTGCGACATCAGCCTGCCGCTGGCCCCGTTTGCCAGCCGCAACGACGCCGAGCGCCGCGAGGTCATGCGCGCCGTGCTGCGCGAACACCTCACCGGCGCCACCGCCGGCGTGTACTGGGCCGGCGCCGACCTGGGCGAAACCAACGACCCGACCGAAATCATCCTGAGCGAACAGCGCGGTCCGCAGCTGGTCGACGTGCTGCGCGTGCAGGCCCGCGGCGTGGATTACTACATCCAGCGCGAGCTGATCTATTGCCTGCAGGAGCTGTTCGGCGGCCTGCCGCACTGGGGCGTCGACCTGGGCAGCGCCGGCACCGTGGTCGTGAAGGATCTGCAGACCATGGAAGCCTATGCAGACATGCACTTCGACGAGGTGATGACCGGCCTGCAGTTCTCCAACGCCGTGGACTGCATCGGCGAAGACGGCGAGCCGCTGGTGGACACCGCGAAAGACGACGGCAGCGGCGAGAGCATCGTGCGCGCCCCGGCCAAGCACTTCGCGACGCAATGTATCAGCCGACGCCTACAGTCGGCCGGCTACGCCATGGCCTACGACGTGGAAGTGCTCAACCACATGACCAACCACACCGCCCGCGCGGGCACCAAGTGGCCGATCTACGCGAAGAAGGACGACCACGACATCGACGCGCGCCGCATGCAGATGCTGCGCAAAGTATTCGATGAAGTGGGTAGTCAGGTTGATGTGTTCAGTTGCGGTGCGGAGGCGCGGGCGGCATGAGATTAGGCATCTCCGAATTCACCTTGACAGTATCGACACACTGTTGCGTCGGCCTTCACGAACTCGGCGCATCGAGGACATTTCTTCATGCCGCTGTCGATTTGCTTTTTTTCCACCGCTTGCGGCGTGCGGCCAATGCAGAGCACGTGAATCAGCGCCACGATGAAAAGCAGGGTGCCGTAAATCCACCACAACATGAAATCCCTGCCTTTGGAATGCGCGATGGCGGCCGGAATGCAACCCAGCAGCATTGCCACGATGAGCATCAATGCCATGATCTTTCCCCTGTGATAGTGCAGCGCCTATCAAAAACCAAATATGCCCTGTTGACAAGTCGGCGGCCCTTGGCGCAGGCTATTCCCGTCGCCGCACAATCGGCGACCGGGTTTAGCAGCCTGTTCAGGAGCGCGCAAGCGCCCATCCTCCGATGCCGGCGCTTTTGTTTTGGCCGTCCACTCGCAGCAATGGGCCAAAGCCAGCCAGTCTATGGCGGGCGGCGTGGGGAGGGCTTCGGCCCTGCCGGTGACTCCTACCGGTCTGCTAACCCTGCGTCGTCCGTCACCCGTTTAGCAGCGTGGTGCCGGACTCCATCGACGATAGGAGCCTTGCCCATGCGTACTGCCGCCGAATTGCGCGCCGAAGCCGACCACCTGCGCACGCACCCGCTGAACACCCTGAGTTTTCACACCACCACCGACCGCGCCACCAATCGCTGGCGCCTGCCCAAGCCCACCGGGGACTATGCCACCGACCATGCCACCGGCTGCAAGCTGGCCGCCGAGCTGATCGCCGCTGCCCAACAGACGGAAGCGCTAGGCCAGGTGAACAATGCCGGCATGCTGATCTTGCTGGTGTTGGAACGCGTGAAGGGTCACGACATGCGCATGGGTTTCATGGAGGTGATCGCTATGGCGATGGTCAGCGGCATGCCGGCTGAAGATCTGCTGTCGATGATGGAGGCGCGGTGGAACCGTGTATTTGCCCGCAACGACACGCTATTCCTGGTGCATTGAGATGAGCTGGCCGCATACGGGTTCCCTCGACAGGTTCATCCTGAGTTGCCTCGCATCTGGCCGTTACCGTGCCACGAAAGCCGGGCACGTAATAAACACCAACTTTCGCAATTCTAAACAGGAACGACAGCTCGCAGAGTGGCCTGATGCGAGAGGTTACCTCATGTGCGAGATGTGGGACGGGAGCCGCCGCACGACGGCGATGGTGCATCGGGTGGTTTGCCTCGCTTTTCACGGGACGCCACCGCGTGAAGGGCTCTTCGAGGTGAACCATCGCAATGGCATTAAATCAGAAAACCAGCCGACGAACCTTGAATGGGTGACGGTCAGTGGCAATAGAGCCCACGCGCTGAAGACTGGGCTAGCCAAGAACCCGGCACACATTGGGCTAGTCGGCTCGTGCCACCGCATGGCCAAAATCAGCGAGGCCGACGTGGCCACAATCTTTGAGTTACGCCGGGCGAGGTTGCTTCAAAAAGACATTGCCAAGATGTTTGGAATTAATCAGTCGCACGTCTCTGCCATCCTTTTGGGGAAGCGTTGGCGCCATTTGCATAGGGGTACATCATGAACGCATTTGATCCACGCAGCTGGTTTTCGTCCAAGAAGGCTGCTCACCCCGAAAGTAGCGCTTTGGTTCGTGTCGGTATGTCTATGGGGCCATGGAGCCAGGCGTTGTCAGGATTTGTCCCGCGCGTGACTAATCCATGGCATTTGGAGGCTCTGCGCGAGGCGCTGGGCGTGCTCGATGGCGCGATCAATCGCATGGTGACGATGGATGGCATCATCGCGGTGGAGGGCGGCAACGACAAGCTGGTGCAGCTGATCGAGCGCGAGCTGATCGGCGGCATCCCCGTGGGCGACCTGCAGGCGGGCCTGCAGGCGTTTTTCGCGGCGCAAGGCAACGAGCTGTACGAGCAGGGTTGCGCGGTGGGCGAGATGGTGTTCGACCGCCGCGGGCGCGAGCTGATCGGGCTGCGCGTGGCCGACAGCAAGGGCGTGCTGTTTCACCGCGACCCGGCCAGCGGTCAGCTGCAGACGTGGTACCTGCCGCCGCTGCCCAACGCCACCGGCCGCCGCGACGGCACCGACGCGGTGGAAACAGTGCTGCGCAACAACGGGCGGCAGCTCAACGCCAGCATCATCCAGGGCAAGGGCTACACATTGCTGGACCCGGCCAGCATGGTCTACGCCGCGTTCAACCCGGAGAACGATGGGCCGTATGGCGTGAGCCTGCTGCGCAGCATCGAGTTCGTGGGGCAGATCCTGCTGAAGATGCACAACGCCACCGGGCAGGTGTGGGACCGCTTCGGCGACCCGGTGTTCCACGTGAACTACAAGACCAAGAACCGCGCGCTGAAGGATGACGCGCTGGACAGGCGCCGCAAGTTGCTCAGCGACAACCTGCAGGCCGCGCTGACCGCCAAGCGCAACGGCAACAGCGCCGATTTCGTGACCGCCGTGGGCAGCGACGACGAGATTGCCGTGAGCATCATCGGCGGCGACGGCAAGGTGATCAGCATCGAGATGCCGGCTCGCCACATGCTGGAGCAGATCCTGGCCAAGGCCGGACTGCCGGCGTGGATGCTGGGCATGCAGTTCTCCACCGCCGAGCGCATGGCGGACAACCAGGCCGAGGTGGTGCTGCAGGAAAGCAAGACGCGGTGGGAGGCCCGCCGCCCCGGCATGACGCGGCTGGCGGAAGCGTGGTTGCGCGGCCGCGGTATCACCTGGCGCCCCGGTGACTGGCAGCTCACCCAGCGCCTGCCGAACCTGCGCGACGAGCTGAAGCGCGCGCAGGCCGCGTTCCTCACCGCGCAGACGCAGATGATGCAGGCCAACGGCGGCCACGCGCCGCCGCCCGACCCGAAGCAGCCCGCGCCGGACGACGCGCCGGCCAAGACCACGCTGCTCAGCCTGTTCGCCGGCATGGACGACATCACCCGCGATGCCCTGCGCACCGCGCTCAAGGGCGCACCGGCCCACCAGCACAAGGCCGCCGCCGAAACCTGGGCAATCGACGACCCGGCCCTGCCGCGCTTGGTGCGCACCACGCGCGACGCGCTGATGGCGGCATGGGACAAGTTGGCCGACGACACGCTGCAGCTGCTCGACCTGCCCACCACCAAGGCCGCGTTTGCCTTCGACGCCACTGCGCTGCTGCAGCAACTGCTGCAACTGCAGACCCAATTCGTGCTGGATCACTCCGGCGCCGGCAGCGCGCTGGTGAAGCAGGCGCTGGAGGCGTGGATCCGCGGCATCGCCAACACCACCGCCGCCGAGAACGCCGAAGATCGCGCCGAGGAAATCATTGCTGCTGCCCGCGAGCAGCGCGCCGCCGCACTGCCGGCCGAGCTGCACGCCGTGCTGCAGAAGACCACGGTGCGCGTGTACGAGGATGACATCGTGAAGGCCCTGGCCGATGGTGCATACAACGGCACCAACCCGCGGCAAGTCGCCGCCGAGCTGCGCAAGAAGTTCGAGGCCCACGCCTACGATTGGGAGCGCCTGGCTGGCAGTGAGATCGCCGCCAGCCACGCCATGGGCCAGAAAAAGGCGCTGGCCGACATGGGCATTGCCCGCTACGACTGGATGCTGGCCCCCGAAGCCTGCAGCATCTGCACCGCCATCGAAGCCGCCGGCCCCTACGACGTAGCCACCGGTCCGATCCCCGTGCGCGATTCGCACCCGGGGTGTTTCTGCGTGATCGCGGGCAGGGCGGATTAGCGGGGTCGGGAGCTGCCGCTGCGGTGGCACATCCGCGCATGGAAACGCATCGCGGTGTTGAAGTCTGATGCAGCCTACTGAGTCGCACATCTGCGCGCAGAGGCTGCCATGTGATGGACAAGAACCAGATCAGTGACGTGCTGGACCTGTCGGTGGACAAGCTCACCGAGCAGCTGCCGGCGCTGGACCGCGAAAGCCTGGTGGAACTGCAGGCGCAGGAAACGGCCGGCAAGAATCGTGCGACCGCGCTGGCGGCCATCGACGCCGCGCTGATCGCGCTGGACGGTGGCGCCGGCGACGAGCAGGGCGACAAGACTCCCACGGGCGGTGGTGAAAAGGTCGACCCGGCGCCGAAAGGCGCCGGGAAGATCCCCGCCGTCGAAAAGATTGCGGCCACCGACTTCCGCCACCCGGACTACACCGGCCCGCTCGACGGTGAGCAGGCCGCCTGGCGCGTGGCCAACATCAAGCCAGTACGCGAGGCGCGCACGAAGTGAGTGTGCAGCAGAAATCGCTGGCATTGCGCGTGAAGGCGGCCGAGGCGGCAGATGATGCCGCGCTGGCTGCCATCCGCGCATACACGCTGCGCGATTTCGCCGCCGACGAGCTGCAGGTTCGCGAGTACGTGCTGGCGCACAACTGCATCGACCGCGACAACGAGATTTTCGACGAGAGTGTGCTGGACGACTTCGCACGCACCCTGCCGGGCAAAGGGGTGTACATCAAGCACCCCAGCAGCTGGCAGGGTGATGGTGGCCCGGCCGAGGGCCGCGTCTACGCCACCAGCACCAAGACCATGAGCCTGGACGAGGCGCGCACGCTGCTGCGCGAGCCCGACCTGCAGCTGCCCCCGGATCGTAGCCAGGCCAAGCTGCTGCTGGCATCCGCGTTTTTCGCGAAGACCCCCGACAACGCCAGCCTGCTGATCAAGCAGGACGCCGGCATTGCCGGCGACGTATCCATCGGCTTCACCGCGCAGTCGCTGCAGAAAGTGACGGACGCGCAAGGCAACGAGCTGACCGCGCGCCGCTGGATGGGCCCGGCCAAGGCGCTGGAAATGTCGCTGGTGTGGCTGGGCTCCCAGCCCGGCGCCCGTGCCGTCAAAGGCGCAACCCACGAATCACCCGAAACCCCTGACCCCACGCTGGAGCATGTCATGGACATCAAGCAGGAAGACTTCGACGCGCTGAATGCCAAGGCTGCATCCGGCGACAAGGCCACCACCGCGCTGGCCGCAATCAAGACCGCACTGGGCGACGACGCCGCGCTGGTGGAGAACCCGGCACAGCTCAAGGCCTACGTGGCCGACGCCAAGGCGTTCAAGACCGCGCTGGTCGACGAGGTGATTGCCCTCGAGCGGCAGCTGAAGATGACCGGCGACACGCCGGAAGACGTGGCCGCCGCCAAGGCGTTCCTGGGCGAGTTCAGCGTGGAGCGCCTGCAGACCATGCAGAAGGGCTACGAGAAGCGCCTGCCGGGCAGCGGCGCGATCAAGGGCGCGAACACCAATGCCGGCGGCCCCGGCACCCAGGCGGCGCCGGCCGATTCCCCGATCAACAACCCGGCCCTGGCGGCCTGAGGAGACAGCACCATGGGCCTGCAAGTTCGCTCCCCGGCATCGCAGATCAAGACCCTGCAGATGTCGCACACCGCGGCCACCACCGCGCACGTGCCGGTGCTGATCAATTCGCACCTGCTCATCCCCACCAGCACGGCGGACGCCAACGCGCTGAACGGCTTCACGTATGAAGCCGAGATCAGCGGCGGCGCCAAGGCGGCCGTGGCACTGGCCGTGGGCGACAAGGTGTACTGGGACAACGCGGCCAAGGCGTTCACCAACGTGGCCACTTCGAACACGCTGGTCGGTTATGCGATCGAACCGGCGCTGTCGGGCGACGCCACCACCGGCCTGATCGCCTTCAACGCTTTCGCGGCCTAAGGAGCCAGCCCACATGCGCACTTTCAGCAAGTTCGAAAAGCTCGGCACCATTGCCGACCCGGGCGAGCAGCTCAAGGCCCTGGAACAGGCGATCAACACCGACTTCAACCTGCCGGCCCTGTTCGGCGAGTTGGGTGGTTCGCCGCGCATCGCCACGGTGGACGGCATCAAGGTCATCGGCGGCAAGGATGGCAACCTGGTGGTGCCCAGCGTGGAGCGCGTCAAGGCGCACCTGTCCACCAAGTGGGTGGTGCCCGGCGACAACCCCAACCTGGTCGACGCCAGCAACCGCGTGGTGGAGTTCTTCCACACCAACATGCCGGACATGGACCTGGGCTACCAGCAGGCTTTCGACCTGGTGGACATGCGCTCGAGCAACCAGGATACGTTCGAGATCCTGGACGCGAACAACGGCATCACGTTCCAGCAGTACAAGCCGGGTGCCGAGGTGAAGATTCGCCGCGGCGTGACCGACAGCAAGATGAGCGTCAGCGTGTGCACCTTCGCCGATGGCGTGGGCATCCTGGACGACTGGCTGCGCTTCCAGAAGTGGTGGGCGGTCAGCGACACCGTGGCGGAGTTCAACGCCAAAGCGCAGGACAAGCTGGCCAGCTGGCACTACGACCTGTTCACCGCGCTGAGCAGCGGCGTCGACGTGGCATTCGACACCGACGACACCAAGACCTTGAACAAGGCCGCCGCGAAGATCCTGCGTGCGGTGGAGGGCAAGGGTTATGGCGCCGGCAGCAACGCGGGCTTCCTGATCTACTGCGCGCCGGAAGACGTGGGCCGTATCACCAAGATGCTGACCGCCACGGCGGGCAGCCTGGTGGTGGCCTACCAGGCGAACGTGCAGCCGATCACGGTGCGCGTGCAGGCGGTGATCGCCACGGCGAACCTGCCGGCCGATCTCGGTGGCTATTACCTGGTGCTGCCGGGCCGCAAGCTGAAGCGCGGCAACTGGATGGACCTGACCATCGAGTCGGCCCGCAACATCTACGTGCGCGCCAGCGACTACGTGGGCACGTTCCAGGCGAATGCAGCGATCGGCGATACCGCTCAGGTAGCGCGCGTCAAGTTCACCTGATCGGTCAACCGGGCAGGCATCCACGAATGCCGCGCGGTCACCCCGCGCGGCATTTTTCGAACGAGGCAGCATGAGCGCACCCAAGGCCACCATCGCGGACCTGCAAGACGAGGGATTCACCGCCTCGCAGTTCGGCATGCCTGCGGATTTCGACACGCCGGCCACGGGCTACCTGGCGCGCGTGCTGAAATCCGCCAGCCTGTGGGTGGAGCAGAAGTGCGGCGCGACGGTCTACGGCGCCATGCCGTCCGGCAGCTACGCCGAGGACAGCGCACGCCAGGCCGAGGTGCAGTATTCGTCCATGGTGCTGTACCGCCGGCGCTATGCGTACTACGAGAGCAATGCGGCATCCGGCAGCAACAAGGATGAAGCCATGGTGCTGGCCGAGCTGCGCAAGAAAGCCGAGGAGGCGCTGCAGAATGCGCTGTACTGGCTGGCCGAGTCGCTGCGCGCCAGTGGCGTGGACGACACCACGCTGTTCGAGGGCAGCGGCCTGGCCGCCGGCGTGGTGGAAACCGGCCGCTACCCGCTCACCACCACCAGCGTCATCGGGGTGGGCTGATGGCCGCCTACACGCCCGCGCAGATGAGCAAGCGCCTGCTGGCGTTGGTCAAGGCGCTGGATGCGGCGCTGAGCCGCGGCATGAAGAAAGCCGCCACGGCGGTGAACCGTGCGGCGATCAAGAACCTGAGCGGCAGCCGCAAGGCGGCGCCGTGGACGTATCCCGTGCCGGTGCGCACGCCAGGCGGCCTGCGCGCCAACCAGGGCATGCAGATCGAGTCGCCCACCGTGGCGTACATCTTCAATACGGCCGCCTATGCCGCCGCGATCCACAGCGGCTACGTGTCGAGCTGGGCCGGGCGCGGCAAACACCGCATGGTGTTCCACAAGCCGCGGCCATTCATCGACGACGCGGTGGAAAGCGAGCAGCCGCTGATGGTGATCCAGCGTGAAGTCGAGGGGGCCATCAGCGCATGGGCCTGAAAACCTTCACCGATGCCGTGGCGACGTTGCTTGCCGGCGACGCCACCTTTACCGCCGAGATCGAGGCGCTGATCGGCGCCCCGGTGCCGCGCGTGATCCGCGGCAACACGCCGTGGGAGCAGATCGGTGCGGCCATGCTGCCGTGTTTTGTGGTGGAGCAGTCGCCGGGCAAGACCAGCGGCTGGGGCACCGGCGATGAGAACGGCCTGGTGATCGGCCACCGTTCGCAGGATTTCACCAGCGAGCTGGACGTGGCGCTGCTGTGGTTCCAGCAGGATCGCGAGACCGCCGCCGACCAGCGCAGCCAATTGCCGGAGCTGTTCGCCCGCCTGATGCTGCGCAACCCGCAGCCCGGCGACGTGAATGGCGCGTGGCTGCAGGAATGGATTCCTGACCAGGGCGTTCGCCACCCCGTGCAGTGTTTTGTGGCCCGCCTGCAGGCCGACTACCCGATCGCGAGGGACGCATGAACAAGTACGAAGTGATCTTCCCCGATACCGCGCGCCCCGGCGTGTTTGCCGTGGGCGGCATCCGGCGCGGCCAGAGCGGAAAGGTGAGCGCCGCCGAGGCGGTGCACCTGGTCGACACCAAGGGCCTGGCCTTCGCCGACCCGGACGACGAAGCCGCGGCACGCCGCGAGCTGACCCCATCCACGCCGGTCGCGCCTGCGGTCGACGACAGCAACGAGGAGCAGTGACATGGGCACTCAAGTACGCGGCGCCAACGTTCGCCTGATCGGCTGCACCGAGGCCACCTTCGGCACCACGCCGGCATCGCCCGATGCGCTGATCCTGCCGTACGTGCAGAACAACGTGAAGGCCGACCAGCAGCGCGATACCGACGAGACCATCGACGGTTACCGCGGCGCCACCCGCAGCGTGGCGGGCAATCGCACGGTGAGCGGCACGGTGCAGGTCAACACCGCGCCGCAGACCATCGGTTTCTGGCTGAAGCACCTGCTGGGCGTGCCCACCACCTCGGGCTCCGCCTCGCCGTACACGCACAGCTTTGCCGTCAATGCCAGTGGCGCCAACGCGCTGCCGCCCGGCTTCGAGCTGGAGGAAGACCTTGGTGCGGGATTCACCTCGACCGCGCGTTACGTGCGTTACGTGGGCTGCCGCATCGGCCAGGCGCAGTTCTCGCTGTCGCCCAGCGGCTTCGTGCAGGCCACCTTCACCGTGGCCGGCGCGGACTACGTCAAGAGTTCCACGCCGCTGGAGGCATCCCCCACCGACAACGGCCACGCCGCGTTCGGCGCGCTGGCCGCGACGCTGGTGTTCGGCGGCGGTTCGCTGGCGCTGGACGTGACCAAGTTCGACCTGACGCTGAGCAACAACCTGGACGAGGACACTTACGTGGTCGGCGGCGCCGGCAAGCGCGGCGACCTGCCCGAGGGCAAGCTGGTGCCCACCGGCACGGTGGAGGCGCTGCTGAAAGACAGCAACCTGCTCGACGCCGCGCTGTCCGATACGGACAGCAGCCTGGTGCTCACCCTGTCGCGCGGCACCGGCGACGGCACCGCGGGCAACGAGAAGCTGACCATCACCGTGCCTGCCTTGGTGTTTGCCGCCACCACGCCGGTGATCAGCGGCCCCAAGGGCGTACGCCTTCAGGCCAGCTTCACCGCCCATCGCACCACCGGCGAGATCGGCGTCACCGCCGTACTCAAGTCGCCGCTGGCCACCATCGAATAAGGGGTCACCATGTTCCGATTCGCCCAGGACGGCCGCGTGCGCTGGCCGGTCACCATCGAGCAGCTGCAGGAAGACGGCAGCACCGCCGCGCAGACCTTTGCGGTGGTGTATCGCGTGATGACGCGCGAGGAACTGCGCGCACGCGACAACGCCATGACCGATTTCATGCGCCAGATCCGCGGACTGATGCCGGCCGAAGGCGCCACCGACGCCGACGAGAACGCGGCGAAACGGCGCACGCTGACCGACCAGCGCCTGCAGGCGGACGACGCGTTGCTGACCGATCGCGTACTCGGCTGGTTCGACATCGTCGACCAGGACGGTGTGCCGATCCCGTTCAGCGCCGCCGCGCTGGCCGCATTCCTGCGCAGCGAGGTACTGCGCGACACGCTGCTGCAGGGCCTGGTGGATGCCAGCAGCGGGGCACACTCAAAAAACTCACGGCCTGGGCTCGCTGGCTTGCCGGCGCCCGCCCAGGCGTAAAGCTGCCGGACGGCAGCGAGCAACGGTTGTGGGACGCGGAGCAGCAATGGCCGGACGAGACCAACCTGCCGGACTACTGCAAGACCTGCCGCGCCACCGGCGGCTGCGATGCCTGTCCCAAGCCGCACCTGCTGCCCGAATGCCTGCCGGCGCTGCGCGCATGGGACACCTGCAGCACGCAGATGCGCGTGGGCTTTGCCGGCACCACCGGGCTGGACTACGGCGCGTGCATCGCCACGCTGGCGCTGTACCTGCCGCGCTGGAAGGCACTGGCACCGGCGGGGGATGCGCTGCACGGCATGGAGGTCGCCGACCTGCTGGATGACCTGCGCACGATCGAGGACGCCCTGCTCACGGCGTGGGCGGAGCAGGCCGCCGAAAAACGCGGCGACTCGCCGCCGGAATAACTGTACTGAAAGCAGCTGGAATCGTTCACTAATTCACCGAGCCCCTTGTGATCAGCGAAAACATCCTGCGGGTGAAGCTTGAGGCAACCAGCGACGGCCAATTCAAGGCCACGATGGGCGATGCCGCGCAGGGTGTGTCCAACCTGGACGAAGCACAGCGCAGCGTGGTGGATTCCACCAATGCCGCCACGGCGGCATCGCGGGAAAACGCCAGCGCCACCGCCGCGCTGGGCGAGTCGAACGACGAAGCCGCCGCACGCATCAAGGCGATGGTGCGTGCCTCGCTGGAACGCCAGCAGGCCGAGCTCAGCTCCATTGCCGCCACCCAGCGCAGCACCGCCACCAATGCCGCCGCCGCGGCCGGCTACGAGCGCGTGGTGGCGGCGCAGACCCGCGCCATGCACGGCGCCACCGACCTGGTGCGCGCCGAACAGCAGGCGGCGGCCGCCGCCGCCAACACCGCCGGGCTGGAGAAACAGCGCGCCGAGCTGGGCCGCCTGCTGGGCCAGATCGACCCCACCATCGCCGCGCTGGAAAAGCTTGATGCGCAGCAGGCCAAACTGGACGCATTCCGCGCCAAGAGCGTGCTCGGCGCCGACGACTACAAGATGTTCAGCGCGGCGATCGACCAAAGCCGCGAGCGCATTGCCGCCGCCGGCAACGCCATGCACGGGTTCAGCGTCAACAACGCCAACGCGCGCCGCGAGCTGGGCTACATCACCAAGGATCTGGCCACCGGGCAGTTTGGCCGGCTGATCCAGAGCGTGCTCACGTTGGGCGCCAACACCGGCGTGATGGGCCTGGCGTTCAGCGCCGCGGGGTTGCTCATCGGTGGTGCGGTGGCGTCGCTGGGCAGCTTTGCCGTGGCCGCCGCCAAGGGCTACTTTGAAACGGAGCAGCTGCGCGTATCGCTGATCGCCACCGGCGGCGCCGCTGGCGCCACCGTCGGGCAGGTCAACGACATGGCCGAGGCGGTGGGCGCGGCGACCGGCAAGTACAGCGACGCGCGCAAGGCCATCGAGCAGTTAGTGGGGTCGGGCAAGAGCTTCGGCACCAGCCTGGACGTGCTCGCGCAGCAGGCAGTGGACATGTCCACCGTCACCGGCGAGAGCATCGACAAGTCGGTGGCCAAGATCATCGAGATCGGCGACAAGCCGTCCGAGGCGATCGCCAAGCTCAACGAGCAATATCACTTCCTGACCTCCGCGCAATACGCGCAGATCGCCGCGCTGGAAGCCGAGGGCCACACGCGCGAGGCGGCGCGCATCGCCAACCAGCTCGACGCGGCGGCGATGAAGGAGCGTGCGCAGGACGTGCAGGACAACGCCAACTGGATGATCCGCGCCGGCCACGCCGTGGCCGAGGAGTGGAACAAGGCGTGGGATGCGATGAAAGGCTTGGGCCGCACGCAGAGCATCACCGATCAGATCAAGGAGGTGCAGGCCGCGATCGACAAGCTCACCACCCCGCACCTCGACCGCGCCGGCAACCTGGTGCAGGCGCAGGGTGGTGAGCAGCTGGCGGCGCTGCGCAAGCAGCTGGCGGCGCTGCAGCTGCAGGGCATCACCGACCAGTTCGCGTCGCAGCAAACGTCGAACGACGCGGCTCTGAACGCCGAGGCCATCGCGGCGCAACGGCGCCTGTCCGCGGGCACCCCGGCCGACGTGGTGCTGAAGAACACGCTGGACAAGCTGCGCATGGATCGCGCTTCCGCGCTCTATGGTGTCGTCGACCCGCAGCAGCGCGCGCTGATCGAGGCGCAGTTCGACAACCAGGTGAAGGCGGCCAACAACACCTACCAGGCGTCGCTGAAAAAGCTGGCCGGCCCGCAAGGCCCCAAGAGCAAGGAGCCCGCCGCCTACAACACGTTCAGCAGCCAGGTGGACGCGCTCGACCGGAAAAACATCCAGGCCGACACCAGCGCGCTGACGCAGTACGAGCAGGGCATTGCCCAGCTCGCGGCGCAGATGGATGTGTACCTGCAGAAGGGCGGCGATGCTACCAAGGCGGCAGCCGAGTTCAACCGCGGCCAGCAGGCACTGCAGCGCACGCTGGAAGACAGCCATGCGAAGGAGGTTGAAGGCCAGAAGGCCTATGCCGACGCGCTGGCGCACAGCAACGAGGTGTTGCAGCAGCAACTGGACAACCAGATCGCCAGTATAGGCATGGGTGACCAGGAATACGCCCGGGCGATGAAAATCACCAAGGCGAAACAGGCGGAGGCCGAGGCGGAGGAGCGGCTGGCGCTGCAGCGCGAGAAGGGTATTCGGGGAGAGTCGGGCGGGTTATCGAAGGAATCGTATGAAGCGGCAGTGCAAGCGCAAAGGAACGCGCTGGACCAGCAGGTAGCGCAATATAATGACAGCTTCCGGCGCATGGACGAAACTCAAGGCGATTGGATGCTTGGCGCCCGCGCGGCTTGGAAGAATTACGCTGCTGAAGCTGCCGACGTAGCGGATCAAGCCAAACGCGGCTTCGCCACACTTTTCAGCGACGCCGAAGACTCCATGGCCGACTGGCTGGCCGGCGGCAAGCTATCGTTCAAGACCTTCGAAAAAGATTTCGAAAACATGCTGGCGCACATGGTGGCGAAGGCGCTGATCGCGCAGGCCACCACCGCGCTACTCAATCTGTTCGCGCCAGGCCCGTCGTACGACAGCAGCAGCTTCGGCTACTTCGGCGGCGGCTACAACTCCGTCACCGGCGAAGGCGGCTTCAACCTCGCCACCGCCGGCACCGGCGGCCACGCCGAGGGCGGCCCCATCCGCGGCCCCGGCACCGGCACCAGCGACAGCGTGCTGATCCGTGCCAGCAACGGCGAATACATGCAGACCGCCGATGCCGTGAACTATTACGGCGAGCGGTTCATGGACGACGTGCGCGCCAAGCGCCTGCCGCGCTATGCCACCGGCGGCCCGATCGGTGGCAGCAGCGGCGCGGCGGGCGGCACGGATGCGGGCGGCGTGGTGGTGAACATCTACGGCGCCGACAACGGCGCCCGCACCGAGCAGCGCGACGGCGCGGACGGGCGCAAGTACCTCGACATCTTCATCAACGCGGCGGCGCAGGACGTGGCGCGCGGCGGCCGGCTTGGCCAGGCAATCCACGCCGCCACCGGCACGCGCCGGCCGGCGCGCAGCTACGCCGCGGCGGGAGGCTGAGCATGGCAAACTCCACGTGGCCGAGCACGCTGCCGCAGGCACCACTGGCAGACAACACCGCCAGTTACCAGGCGGTGAGCAACGCGATCCGCAGCAACGCCGAGGCCGGTGTGGCCAAGGTGCGCCGGCGCTTCACCGCCGTGGCTACGCCGTTCAACTGCACGCTCAAGCTCACCCAATCGCAGTACGCCACGCTGATCACGTTCTACGAGGTCACCGTGGCCGACGTGCTGCCGTTTGACTGGACCGACTTCCGCACTGGTGACCCGGCTACCTACCGCTTCATCCAGCGCCCGCAGGGCAGCTTCCAGAAAGGCTCGATCAACCGCTGGCTGGTGACGCTGCAACTGGAGAAACTACCGTGACCTCGCAGGTGAGCATCAACGCCATGCGCGCGATGTTCGCGCAGGAGACCGGCGAGGTGTTCCTGGTGTGCCTGACCATCACCCATCCGGACATCACCACACTGCGACTGGTGAACAACACCCAGCCCGTGGTGCGCACGGCGGGCACCTACCAGCCGTACCCCATGCAGCTGAGCCTGCCCGCGCAGCGCGACGACCAGCTGCCGCAGGTGGATATCGTGATCGACAACGTCGACCGCGAGGTGCTGCGCCAGATCCGGCTACTGTCCGGCGTGCCGCAGGTGACCATGGAAGTGATCATGGCCAGCAGCCCCAACACGGTGGAGGCCGGCCCGTTCGACTTCGCGTTGAAGTCCGCCACCTACGACGTGCTGGCGATCACCGGCACGCTGGGGTACGAGGACGACATCCTGAATCAGCGGGTTCCAAGCATGGAGTACACGCCAACGAACTCGCCGGGTTTATTTCTCTAATGACCATCCTGACTGCCAAAGATATTGCGCGCTTCGAGCGGAAGATTCGCAAGACAGAAAATGGATGCTGGTTTTGGCTTGGCGGGCTGAGCATCAAGGGGTATGGGATTTTCCACGTTAACCAATTGCCTCGACGCGCCCACAGGATTTCCTATGAACTTTATGTAGGCGAAATTCCCAAGGGACTTTGGGTACTTCATTCCTGCGATGTACCGGCCTGCTGTAACCCTGCCCATCTGCGGCTTGGAAATCACGACGATAACGTGGCTGACAAGGTTAGTCGGGGGCGGGAGTTTCATCCTGAAGGTGAATTGCACCCGATGCATAAGCTGACTCTGGATGATGTCATGCAAATTCGTTCACTCCGAGGAGTGCCACGTTCAACGCTGGCCATGCGTTTTGGAGTGTCCGGCCAAACGATCGGAGACATTCGGGCACGTCGAAGCTGGAGGCACATATGACGACGATTCCGGCCTGGGCCGCGCCATGGGTTGGAATCCCTTACGTGGACAAGGGCAGGGGGCCTGACGCTTACGATTGCTGGGGCTTAATTTGCGCGGTCTATCGCGCCCAGTTCGGCATTGCTTTGCCCAGCTACGACGACACCTACCGCGACGGCGACGACTGGCGGGCCATCGGCGTGGCCGTGCGTGTCGGCCTGCGCGAGGGCTGGCAGCGCACCGAGCAGCCGCGCGGCGGCGACCTGCTGGTGCTGGCGATCGCGCGACGCCCGTGGCACTGCGCCCTGATGCTGGACGCCGTGCATTTTCTGCATGCCGCGCCGGGCGACAGCACGGTGATCGACCGGCTGGACAGCCCGCGCTGGGCGCGCCGCATCGAGGGCATCTACCGCCATGACTGAGCGCGTCATCACGCAGGGCATGGTGACGGTGGCCGGCCGCGCGCACCCGCTGGCCGACACGGTGTACGCCGAGGCGCCCGCTGGGCAGACCATTGCCGAGCTGCTGGGGCCGGGCGCGACGCAAAGCCTGCGCGTGGAACTGGGCGGCGAGCTGGTGCCGCGCACGCTGTGGGCCAAGGTGAAGCCCAAGGCGGGCCAGCGGCTGGTGGTGACCGCGGTGCCCATGGGTGGGGGCAACAACAACAAGCTGCTCAAGATCGTGGTGGTGATCGTCGCCTTCGTGTACCTCTGGTACACGGGGTTCACCGATTGGAATGGCGCGGGCCAGATCCTTGCTTTCGGTTTCGCCGCGGGGAACCTGCTGGTGCCGCCGCCGATGCCCAAGCTGCCCGGCGCCGGCGATCCGTTCGACACGCTCAACTCGCTCACCGGCACGCAGAACCGCGCCACGGTGTACAGCCCGATCCCCTGCGTGATCGGCACAGTGCGGTTTTTCCCCACCCATGCGGCACTGCCGTATACCGAGATCGTGGGCCGCGACCAGTACCTGCGCATGCTGCTCGACCTGGGGCCGGGCGACCTGGACGTGTCGGGCATCAAGATCGGCGAAACCGCGATCGAGGACTACGACGATGTGCAGTGGGAGGTAACCAAAACCCCCACGCTGTACACCAACGACATCTTCGAGCTGGCGGTGGCGGTGAACCTCAACAATGCCGCCGACACCGCCACGCGGGCAGGGCAGGCCAACAGCAACGAAATGTCGCTGGACCTGCAGTGCCCCAGCGGCCTGTTTGGCGTGGACAACAAGGGCCGGGACGTGGCCGGCCACATCCAGCTCACCATCCAGTACCGCGAGGTAGGGTCGAGCACGTGGCTCAACGTGGCCGGCGCCAGCGGACTGTCCATGTCCGCCGGGGAACTGACCACCAACGGCACCACCTTCACGCTCAGCAGCGCGGTGCGCAAGATCGTGCGCGTGGGCCTGCGCTGGAAGCTGCCCACGGTGGGGCAATACGAGGTCATCGTGGGGCGCAACAGCACCACGTGGGACGGCACCACCGTCCAGACCTATGCCGACATGACCTGGACGGTGCTGCGCAGCGTGAGCAGCGCGCTGCCCAGCACCACCGGCACCACCAAGCTGGCCCTGCGCATTCGCGCCACCGATCAGCTCAACAGCGTGGTCAGCACCATCAGCGTGCTGGCCTCGCAGCTCATCCGCACCTACGACCCGGACACCGATACGTGGACCACCGGCGTGGCCACCAGCAACAACGCCTGGGTGTACCACTGGCTGCTCACCGCCGCGCCGCCGCAGCTGGTGGCGCGCCTGGTGCCGGAGTCGCGCATGGCCATCGACGAAATTGTCGACTGGGCCGCCGACTGCGAGGCCATGGGCTACGTGTACAACGCCATGGAGGAGTCCGGCCGCACGCAGCTGGAGCTGCTGCGCGACGTGCTGGCCAGCGGTCGCGCCACCTTCGGCATGCCCAACGGCAAATACGGCTGCGTCCGCGACGTGGCGCAGACCACGCCGGTGCAGATGTTCACCCCGCGCAACAGTTGGGACTTCAGCGGCCAGCGCGTGTTCTTCGACCCGCCGCACGCGCTGCGCTGCCAGTTCATCAACCCGCAGGCCAACAACCAGCAGGACGAGCTGATCGTCTACGCCGACGGCTACAGCGCCGATGGCGCCGGCGGCACCACCCAGGCCACCCGCTACGAGGTGATGGACCTGCGCATGTGTACCGACCCGGTGGCGGTGTGGCGCATCGGCACCTACCAACTGAAAGCCAGCGAGCAGCGCGTGAACACCTACACCTTCACCGCCGACATGGAGCACCTGGTGTGCCAGCGCGGGCAGCTGGTGACCGCGGCCAACGACGTGGTGGAGTGGGGCGCCGGCTCCGGGCGGATCAAGAGCATGGCCGGCGATCGCAAGAGCATCACGCTGGACGGCGCCGTGGTACTGAAGGCGAGCACGCTCTACGCCGTGCAGATCCGCAGCGACGACGGCGTGCAGGCGGTGGCCAACACCAGCACCACGGGCAGCGGCGACGTGGCCACGTTCGCCTTTGCCAGCGCGCTGCCCGCCGGCGTGCAGGTAGGCGACCTGGCCGTGGTGGGCGAGCGCACGCTGGTGACCCAGCGGCTGATCGTGCAGCGCATCGAGCCGCTGCAGGATCTGTCGGCGCGGATCACGGCGGTGGATGAAGCGCCCGACGTGCCCGCCGCCGGCACCGGCACGCCGCCGACCTTTGTCAGCGCCATCACCGGCACGCCCTGGTGCAGCGCGCCGCCGCCGCCGGATGTCACCATCCGCATCAGCGACAGCGGCCCGGACGACGCCGGCGTGATCCACGCGGTGACCGGCGTATCGGGCACGCCCAAGCCCGGCGTGCACCGGCTGCCGATCTATAGCGGCGGCAGTGGCGGCAGCGGCAACATCCGTCACACCCCCAACCTGGTGGCGCGCTGATGGCCGCCTCGTCCGCCATCCTGCGCGAGGTGCGCTGGCGCGTCACCGGCACCACGGCATGGAGCGATATCGCCACCTGCTCGCCGGTGGCCGAGCTGCGACTGGAAGGCCTTGACCGCGACAAGACCTACGACGTGGAAGTGCGCGACATTTCCGCGTGTGGCGCACCCTCCGCCTGGGTGCTTCACACCGCCGTGGTGCCGGACGTGGCGGCTGGCAACATCACGCTGAGCGACCTGTCGACGGCGGCCAGTGACGCCCAAGCCGACGCCACCAGTGCACTGAACCAGCTCACCGACATCGCCAGCGACGGCAAGCTGACGGCGCTGGAAAAGATCGAATCGAAGCAGCGCTACAACACGCTCACCGCCGAACAATCCGGCATCGACGCGCAGGCCACCAGCTACGGAATCACCACCGAGAAAACCAACTACGACAGCGCCATCACGTCGCTCAAGAGCTACCTCAAAGACACAGTCGGCGTGCTCGACGCGTCGTTTGTGTGGACCGGCACCACCGGCACCACCGCCATTACGCGCACGACATGGGACAGCACCTGGACGACGGTCTATACCGCCAAGACGGCGCTGCTTAATGCGATCTATGCGGCGGCAAAAACAAAATCCGACGCGGCGCAAGCATCGGCGAACTCCGCCCTCTACCCAGCCGCCAACCTCGTCCCCAACACCTCGGGCGAGAACGGCTCCGCAGGCTGGACAGGATCGACCGCGATCAGCTCGGTGTCTGCGCCGGATGGCTACCAGCTGCGGGCGGCGGCGCCTGGAGCCAGCGGCACGTACGCCTACCAAACCGACCCGATCCCAGTGACAGCTGGAAAGCCCTACACCGCCTCAGCGGATATGTTCGCCGATGCTGCGGCTACCGGCACGTACTATCTGGACGTGCAGTACTACAACAGCATCGGCGGCGTCGTGACCGATGGCGCGAACGGACTTGTGGTTGTGGATGGGGCATGGCACCGCCCGACCTCGACCAACACACCAGGCGCTGGTGCTGTCACCGCCCGGGTGCGGGTGGTGGCAGAAGCGGCGACGTGGGCGACGCTCGCGTGGCGCCGCGTGAAGTTCGAGCAGGGATCGACGGCCACCGCCTTTTCGATCGAGGCGGCCGCGGCGGCGGCGCAGGCCGAAGCCAACGCGGCAAGCGCCGATGCCGCCACCGCGCTCAACCAGCTGACGGACATCGCCAGCGACGGCAAGCTCACGGCCGACGAGAAGGTCCAGTCGAAGCAGCGCTACAACACGCTCACCGCCGAGCAATCCGGCATCGACGCGCAGGCCACCAGCTACGGAATCACCACCGAGAAGGCCAACTACGACGGCGCCATCACGGCGCTGAAAAACTACCTCAAGACGACGGTCGGCGTGCTCGACGCCTCGTTCGTGTGGACCGGTATCACCGGCACCACGGCCATCACCCGCGCGACATGGGACAGCAACTGGACGACTGCCTATACGGCCAAGACCACTCTGCTCAACGCCATCTACGCCGCTGCGAAGTCGAAGGCGGATACCGCGCAAGCCACCGCCAACACCGCCACGGGCCAGGTGTCGCAATTGCCGGTTATCAACGGCGGCTTCGACATCGCGCCCACCGGTTATGGCTGGAATGCAGACCCCGGCAGCGGCTGGGCCATCGACACTGCAGGCAACACGCCGGGCGTCGGCCCTAACTCGGCAGTGCACCCCGCCGGGTCGGGCGGAATCCAGGTTTTCCGCAACAATGGGCTGGCCGCATGTGGCCCGGGGCAGGTCTACAAAACGCAGGCGCTCATCAAGGCGGCCGGTGCAAATGGATCATGCGCTGTCGCGATCAGTTGGGTCAATGCGTCACTAGTCGAAATATCGGCGACGACAGGAACCCTAGTTACCGGCACCACCACGGCCGGATCATATGCCTTGGGCACGGCGCCAGCAGGTACGGTCTACGCGCGTACGATCCTTGTCGCCAACGGTCATACCGCGGGCACGTATTACGTGGACAACGTGGTGTGCACGCAGTACCCCAGCAGCCTCGACGAAGTGCCGGACGGCGCCGCCAAGTTCGGCGCGATCTACAATCCGGCAAAACAAACTGGCATCGCGCAGCCCGGCCAGAACCTGATTCCCAACCCTTCCGGTGCGCTCGGGTTTAGCGGGCTGCCGGGCTTCTCATGGATCGGCGGTGCGCAGCAGCAGATGCAGGTGGTAGCCGACGACACCCTTGGCAACGTGGGCCCAGAGTTCGTTTGCTGGTTTCCTGGAACGGGTGCCGTCGACCAAGGATTCAGCTTCATCGTGCCGTGCACGGTCTCGCCGGTGACGCTGTCGGCGGACCTGTGCATGCAGACGGCGGCGACGGCCACGCCGTTTATCGAACTACGGTTTCTCAATGCTTCCGGCACGGAAATCAATACCTCGATCCGCCCGCATGTGACGGCGGTGATCGGGCCGCTGGCGCGCTACAGCGTGACGCAGGCTCCGCCAAGCGGTACGGCGTCCATCACCGTAGTGGTGCGGTTCGCTGGCACCATGTCCGCGAACTCTGTCGCGACGTGGCGCAACCTGAAACTTGAGGTCGGCAGCGTCGCGACGCCGTTCAACGACTTTGCCTCGCAGTTCGGCAACCAGCTCACGAATCCGGGGAGCGGCCAGCAGATCGGCGATCAGCGGAACTTGATTTCGTCGATTACCCGCAACCTTGGCATCACGCGCAGCGCGGTGGCGCTGACTGCCAACGGTGGCGGGGCGGTGGACATCAACGCGCACACGATCCAGATGGGGTCGGCCAGCGTGTCATACAGCGCCAAGCTCAACGCGGTGACGGGCCTGGCCACCAGCAGCAGCTATTACATCTACACCCGCGACAACTACGCCGGCGGTTCGCCGACGTGGTTTGCCGGCACAAACCAGAACACGGTGAACAGCTTCGACGACGCCTACAACGCCGGCGTGGTGACCATCCCCACCTCCGGCAGCAGCGGCGGTGGATCCGGCGGCGGCGGCATCAGCGGCTGCGTGGCGGCGGACATGCTGCTGCGCCGCGGACTCACCGCGCGGCAACTGGCGCAGCGTTGGCGCTGGTGGTGGCCATGCATCCTGCGCGGGCAGGACGGCTGGCACTTCGTGCGGCGCCGCCCGCGGATCATGTCGCAGCCATGCTGCCGGATCACAGTGGCCGATGGCTCCACACTGGACTGCTCGCTTTCCACCCCGGTCACGGTGCGCACCGGTGAAAGCATCCAGGCCCCGATGGTCTACGGCCACGACCTGTGGACCGACTCCGGCTGGCAGCGCGTGATCAACGTGGAGCTGCTGCCCGGCGAGCGAGCCGTGGTGCGCATTTCCACCGGCGGCCATTCGTTCCTCGCCGGCGCCGTCGCGCACCTGCGCATTTCCACCCACAACACGATCAAGGCCTGAGGACACGCCATGCAAGCCACACCCATCACCACCATCCCCAACCGGCCTGCCGGCGCGCCCATCTTCGACTTTGCGCTGGACGGCGGGCGCTTTGCCCGCGTGCCGCTGACTACGGTGAGCAACGACGGCGCCATGCTGGTGATGTCCGCATGGGCCTACCTGATCGACGCGCAGGGCCTGCCGGTGCTGGCCGAAGCCACTGCGGCACCCACCGCGACCAGCGACAGCACGCACAGCGTGGCTCTCTCCGGCGTGCTGGCGGGCACGCATACGCTCTACGACGGCTGGGTGAAGTACATCCCGCCGGCCGGTACCGCGATCGATGCCGACCACCTGCCCGAGGGCTGGGCCAGCGGCACGGGCGCACCGGGTGAGCCGGGCGCCGCCTACGGCGCGGGCTACTACGACACCGCCGGCGACCAGGGTTACGTCTGGGCGCAGGGCGAGCTGGCGCGCGTGGCCCAGGGCTGCGCCTCCGCGCTGGCCGCGCAGATCGACAGCGCCGCCAAACTTTCCGCCCTCGGGCTTTGATGGAGACCACCATGCAACCGATCGACTACCCAACCTTCCTCGCCAACGTGAACCCCGACGACCTGGCGATGCTGACCAGCTTCATCGTCGGCGTGGACGTGAAGGCGCTGGCCGATGCCACGCTGGCAGACCAGTTGTTCGCTCAGGCAGTGCGGCTCAACTCGGCCGGCCTGCTGGACAACCTGCACCGGATCTACTCGCACGACGACAACGGCAACCTGCTGCAATCGTTCATCGGTACGGTGGCGCCGGTGGCGGCCGGCTACGTGGCCCAGCTCGCCCGCGAGCGCATCGTGTTGTCCCGGGAGCCGCTGCCATGATCGCGCTGATCGTCGGGGCGGGGCTGGTGCTGGCCGTTGTCGTGGCGCGGCGCAAGATCGCGGCGCTGCAGGCCCGCGTGGCGGCGCTGGAAGCGCGCACGGATGCGGCGCAGCGCTGGCAGGATGAAGTGCGGGCCGCGATCGAGGCCAGCAAAGGGAACTGAGCAGTTCAGCACCACAACCGCAGGCTTTTCGCCCCCGGCTGCCCGCCGTTGAGGATCACGTCGACGGTCAACAGCGGCGCGGGCCAGTCGTGGTCGATCAACTCCGCCACGATTTCCTGCCCGCGCCGGCCCTTCACGTGCAGGCGCATGGCGGCATCGAAGAAGCTGTCCGGGTACTCGAGTTCGATGTTGACGCCAGTGCGCAGCAGGGCTCTTACCTTGACCATCGCCGGAGCATAGCGCCTGGCACGCGCTGGCACATCCCCGCATGGATTCGGCGCGCGCGGCCCACCACGCTGGCCGCCATGAGCGCCGCCCACTTCCCCACGTGCCTGGCCCTGACCCTGGTCTATGAGGGGTCATTCTCAGACCACCCGCGCGACCCCGGCGGCGCCACCATGTGCGGAATCACCCAGCGCGTGTACGACGAGGACCGCGAGGCACGGCGCCTGCCGCGGCAGAGCGTGCGCCTGAGCACCGAAGCCGAGCGCGCGGCGATCTATCGCCGCCGCTACTGGGCCACCACGCGCGGCGACGAGCTGCCGGCTGGCGTGGACTACGCCGTATTCGATTTCGCCGTGAACAGTGGCGTGGGCCGCGCCGTACGCACGCTGCAGCGCATCGTGGGCGTGGAGGAGGACGGCGTGGCCGGGCGCGTCACGCTGGCCGCGGCCGCGCGCTACGACGCGCAGTACCGGGCCACCGCGCTCACCGATGCGCTGTGCCACGCGCGGCTGCAGTTCTTGCGTGGCCTGCCCACGTTCGGCACCTTCGGCAAGGGCTGGACCGCGCGCGTGATGGGCACGCAGGATGGCGCGCAAGTCGACGACACCGGCGTGATCGACCGCGCCTATGTGATGGCGCTGGGCGGCATCGCGCCCGCGCCGCGCCTGGCGATCGTCACGCCCAAGACCTACCTGGCCACCGTCGCATGATCGAGCCCGGCGGCCCGATCAGTGGCTGGTGGCTCGCCGCCGGCGGCTGGCTGCAGGCGGCGGCCTACTCGTTCTTCGCCGCGGTGGCCGGGGTGCTCGGCTACATCATGCGCACGATGGACAGCGGCGCGCGCCTGAGCGGCTGGCGGGCGCTGGTGGAGGGCTCGTCGGCCGGCTTTGTCGGCCTGCTCGCGATGTGGCTGTGCCAATCCGCGGGCCTGAGCCAGCAGTGGACGGCGGTGACGGTGGGCGTGTGCGGCTGGCTGGGCGCCTCGGCCAGCATCCAGGTACTGCAGCGGCTCGTGTGGAACAAGCTCGGCTTGAACCGGAGTCACGACGATGAACCTACTCAGTAAGGCCCTGGCCTTTGTCGGCGCGCGAGCGCGCCTGTGGATCGAGTACGCGCTGATCGCCTTGGTGGTGGCGCTGGCCGGCTACGCGGTCAGCAGCACCCTGCAGCGGTACCGCCTGGCGCGCACGGTCACCGACCTCAGCGGACAGCTGGGAGGCATGGCCGCCACGCTCAACCAGCAGGTGCAGGCCAACCGGGACCAGGATGCGGCGATCGCCGGGCTCAAAGCCCTGCGCGAGACCGACAGCAAGGCGCTGGACGGGCTGCAGCAACGCCTGGGCCATGCCACCGCGCAGGATGCCGCCATTCGCACCAAGCTTGCCGAGCTGGAGAGGACCAATGCTGCAGCCAAATCGCTACTGGATCTTGCCGTGCCTGATGATGTTGGCTGCGTGCTCGACGGTCGCCCCTGCGCCGACCGTAACCACCCGCACAAAAATTGAGCTGCTCACCCCGCCGGCGCCGCTGATGCAGTTGTGCACGGCGGCCACCGTGCGCCGCACCGCGCAGGTGCGCGACATCGTGGAGAACGGCAGCGCCTGGCGCGCGGCATACGAAAGCTGCGCCGTGCGCATGGAGTGCCTGGTGTGGTGGTGGCAGACGGCGGCGAAGGTGCCGGTGACGGCGGAGTGTGCCAAGGCGGAGCGTTGACCCGCTCGCGCGGCGACGCTATTTGCAGACGATATCGCCGCTTTTTACGGCTGCTTGGATCGCGTCCAGATCCTTGGCGTTCCATGCCGGCGCACGAATCGTGACCACATTGACATGGCTGCCGGTGGTGGTGGCCGCGATGTTTACGCGCGCCACGATGATGCCGCTGCCGTTCATCGTCTGCAGCTCCGCACTGTTCGAATCGGCGTAGATATTCCCGGTGGTGACGTTGGGACTCAAACCGACGAAACCGCGCACGCACTGTCGGAAGTAGCTGTCGGCACGGTGATATGCCTGCTCGTATTTCACACCCGGCACATCGAACGCGCGCTGCAGGCCATTGCTGCCATCGGGGCGGACCGAACATGCGGCCATTGCGATAGTGCTGATCGAAACCAACAGCATCACCAACGGAACTCTCATCCCTGTCTCCTGATTTTTCAGTATTCGACCTGGACCCCGAGAAATTCCAGCAACGCGCCAAGCTTTGACGGTGGTTCGCGGCGAAGATGGACGAGCAGCGCCCACTCAGCGGTATTGGGTGGGTCGCTTTTGGCGTAGGGGTCCGCCACGCCGCCCGCCGTGCCTTGCATGTAACCACAAACCAGCTCGTCAAGCGAAACCCGCAGCGCGCACCGAAGTGGCTGCAGCACCGCGAACTGCGGTTGGTCCTGATCGCTCTCCCATCGGGAGATGGCGCCCTTGCTCACCCCTACGCGCTCCCCCAAGCGCTCCTGAGTCAGGTTGGCGTTATGTCTAGCGGCTCGCAGCCGCCCGCCGAATGTGTTCATGCGGCAAGCGTATAGAGGCGCGCAACTTTGTGGTTGCGCTGTACTTGACAAATGGGTTGCGCTGTCCGAAACTTCAGCTATGAGCACAGCGAAACCCAATCCGATCAAAGAGGCGCGCCTGCGCAAAAGCCTCACGCAGCAGAACGTCGCCGATGCCCTTGGCGTCAGCAAGGGAGCGGTGTCGCGGTGGGAGACAGGCACGGACGAACCGGCGCCGCGCAAGGCGCTGGCGCTGATCCGCCTGCTGCCGGGACTCAAGATCGAGCATATCTATCCGACCGAGTCGGGCAGGGCGGCCGCATGAAATCCTTGCCCAACGCCGCCCTGCGCGATGCGCGGGAAGCCGCCAACCTCACGCAACAGGCGCTTGCCGATCTGCTGGGCGTGACCAAGCAGGCCGTTTCGGACTGGGAATGCAACCGCAACCATCCGTCGCCGCGGCGCGCGATCGCGATCACCAAGCTGCTCCCCAATATCGACATCGAGGACATTTTTCCTGCGGCGGCGCGTGCACCGCGGCGCACGCTGGATGTTGGGCTGCCCACTGGCGCCTTTGCCCGGCGCGTTTCCATTCCACGCATATGGGCAGCCGCATGAAGCTCGTCGGCTACATCCGCGTCTCCACCGAGGAGCAGGCCAAGGACGGCGTGAGCCTGGGCCAGCAGACCGCGCGCCTGATCGCCTATTGCGACCTGCACGGCCACACGCTGGTGGACGCGATCGCCGACGAAGGCGTGAGTGCCAGCGTGCCGCTGGCCAAGCGGGCAGGGGGCCGGCAGGTGTTGGACGCGCTGAAAGCCGGCACCGCGCAGGGCGTGGTGGTGATCCGCCTGGACCGCCTGTTCCGCGATGCGCTGGACGGCCTCACGTTCTTCCGCACGGCCGAGCGCACCGGCGCCACCGTGCACAGCATCAGCGAGCTGATCGACTCCAGCACGCCGGCCGGCAAGCTCAGCCTGACCATCCAGTTGGCGGCCGCGCAGTACGAGCGCGACCTGGCCGTGCAGCGCGCCACCGAGTGCAACGCCGCGCTGCGCGAGCAGGGCAGGGTATACGGCCACGTGCCGTTCGGCTGCACGTCCATCACGGTGGGCGAGGGCGACCAGGCGGAACGCCTGTTGCTGCGCGACCCGGAAACGTGGCCGGTGCGCGATGACGTGGTGGATGACCTGAAGCACGGCATCAGCCTGCGCCGCGTCGCGGACATGCTGAACGGACGTGCCATCCCCAGCCCCACCGGCCGGCCGCGCTGGAGCCCGAACACCCTGCGCGAACTGCGCACCCATCACGAAACGCTCCGCAAGTTACCGATGGCTCAGCTTGCCACCGGCGCCACCGCCACGCCTGACCCGGAGGTTTCAGCCCATGTCTGAACTGCAGCTGGAAGCGGACGGCATGCCGCCGATGAACGAGGCCCAGCGCCGCGCCTTCGCCCGCCTGACCCACGCCACCGCGCACGAGGCCATGACCCTGCGCGCGCTCAATGCGCGGATCCGCCGCGAGGGCGTGGCCACGGTGGAGGGCGTGCACGCGATCATCGCCGAGATGCTCACCCAGCGCGCCTACCGCCTGGGCACCGCGCCGGACCTGGTGTGCGATGCCTTTGAAGCGGCCAGCGCCGACATGGCGATGGACCTGGCGCTGGTGCACGGGGTGCACGGCCATGCGTGAGTCGCGCAGCCAGCTCATTGCCGAGCACGTGCTGCTGGCCATCAGCCGCAGCGCGCTCACCGAGCGCACCTACGCGCAGACGGTGGCGGACCTGTACCACGAGCGCACCGCGCTGCACGCGCGCAGCGTGACCTTTGCCAGCAGCGCCGACCCGTACGCCGACAGCGAGGCCAACCGGCAGACGGTGAAGCGCATGCTGGACGGCCGCGTGCGCATGGCGGTGGACATCGAGGAGGCGCTGATCCTCGCGCTGCCGCAGCCGTACCGCAGCCACCTGCTGGCGGACCTGAGCCACCGCCTGGGCCTGCTGGCCGCGCCGCAGCCGCAACCCACGCCCGCCGGCCAGCAACAGCAGCTGGGCGAACTGCTGCGCCACCTGGGCGACACCGTGAACCGCCTGGCGCCGATGCTGGACGACGGCCGCATGGATGCCGGCGATGCCGCGCACGCCAGCGCCGCGCTGGCCGAACTGGACGCGTTGCAGGCCTACGCCGTGACGCTCAAAAGCAGCATCCACCAGCACGTGCTGGGCGACAGCCAGCCGCTGCGGAGCGTGAAGTGATGCGCGGGCGCAGCTTCAAGCGCATGGCGGAAGCAGCGGATGCCTGTCAGGAGCTGCAGGTGCTGGCCGACACCGCCCAGCGCGAAGGCCGCCCGCGGCTGGCGGCGGTGTACCGCTGGCGCGCCGCGCGGCGGTCGTTGGTGTCCATGGCGGCGGCGCGCGAAACCTACGGCCTGCCGCGCGGCTCGCTCAACGATGCGATCGCCGGCATCCGCGTCGAGGACTACATGCAATGACCGCCGGACGTTTCGCTGATGGCCTGGCGATAAAGACAGGGCGGGACGGCTCTCCCTTTCCTGTGGGTTGCAACGCCCATCGCCGGGCCATCAGCGCAGCGTCTGCTGCCAAAAACGAAGAACGCCCGGGGCGGCAACCCCAGGCGTTCGGTTTGCCCACCGCGCTTAGGAGTACGGAAGACATGCCCACTGTAACCCAACCGCCGCGCCGCCGCCAACTGGCCGCCGCGCAGTGCGCGCTGCTCCGCTGGTATCCCTGCATGCCGCTGCGCCTGATCGACGCGCTGCGCCTGCACCGCCCCGGCTATCCGCTGATCCTCGGCGGCCTGGCCAAGCAGGGGAGGGCGCGCTGATGGAAGCGCCCATCACCCACCCGGCCATCGACGCGGCCACCACCACGCGCCGCCAGACCCCCCCCCTGTACGTGGGGCCGGCCACGCCGGAACGCTGCGCGGAAGCCGCCGAAGCGGTAGCCGCGGCAAAGCGGATCAAGGCCACCCTGAAATCGGTGGCGGCGGACCTGGGCTGCACGCGCGGCATGCTGCACAAGATGGTGCAGGCGCACGGCGCCATGCGCAGCTATGCGGTGACGCTGTGGCGCGAGGGCTCGCGCGAAATGCCGGTGTGCACGGTGATCACGCCCAAGGGCGCGCAGGCCGCTGCGGTGGCGGCGTTCCGGGAGTTTCCCGGCACGCTGAAGAACCTGGAGCTGCCCGGCTGGAAGCTGAGCGTGGGCGACGCGGTGTTCGACCTGCTGATGATCGCGGGCGAAGCCAGCACGCGCGGGAGGCTCGCCTGATGCGCGCCGAGACCCGCCAGCACAACGCCCACGCGGACAGCTTCGCCCAGCGCCTGCGCGCCTCGCGCGAGCACGCCCGGATGGCGCCGGAGGATCTGGCCACCGCCGCCGGCATCACCCCCAAACGGCTGGCCTCGCTGGAAATGGGCGGCAGCACGCCGCCGGACCCGCTGCAGATCGGCGCCATGGCCAAGGTGTTGGCCGTGCCGGCGCTGTGGCTGATGGCGGGCGACCTGGCCGGCGAACGGTTCCGACCCGCCTGGTACGCGCCGGGAGCACGCGCATGAAAAAACCCATGGACGTCTATTTCCACGGCGAGCGCGAGGGCGGCTTATGGCGCGGCCAGGTGATCGGCACCAGCGGCGCGCTGAAAGCCCGCACCGGCAACCTGTTCAACAACCAGGCGCAGGCCGAGCAGGCCGCACGCCGCCTGTGGCACTCGCTGCAGCAACAGCTGCGGGCGGTGGCGTCGTGAGCGGCCGCACGGAACGCCGCCACGGCGCGCCGCCGGCCGAGCTGCTGCCCTTGGGCGCCGGCTTCGCCGTCGTCGCCTGCCTTCTGCTGCTCGTCGCGCTGATCGTGGTCAGCTTGGGCGGTGCCCGATGACGACGCTACGAACGACGATCGAAGGCTGCCAACACGCGCTGAGTGAGTCGGCCAAGCAGTTCCGGGCCATGGAAGCACCTGGTCATGCCGGCTTGTGCGAAATGCATCTGCAGGGTGCCGCCGATAGCTTGGGCCTGGCCGATGAACTGGTGGCAGCGGGAAACCGCGTCATCAAGGCCTTCGAGAAACTAGGCACCACCTACGGTTTCGGCGCCGCCGAGCGACTGGAGTGCGAGCGCGCCATGGTGGCCCTGAAAGAGACGCTGCAGCGCGCGGGCGGTGGCGCATGAAGACCCGCACGCTGATCCCGCTCGCCCTGGTCGGCTACACCGCCGCGATGTACTGCGTCGGCGGCTGGGTGGCCGCCCTGGTCCTGCTCTGCCTGTTCGCCTTCCTTATCGGGCTTGCCAGCCTCTGCTACTGGCTGACCGCGCGGCTCATGGAATGGATCGACCGCAGCGACATGCCTGCCGACACCACCGGCGAGGACCAGCCATGACCGCCAACCTCATCACCCTGGCCGGCCACGCCGTGGCGCCCGTGACGATGGCGCAGGCGATCGAACACTACCTGCAGCGCAAGCGCCTGCGCGGCGCGGCGATCAACACGCTGGTGGCCTACGGCGGCGACCTGCACGACTTCGCCGAGTTTGCCGCGCTGCAGGGCGTGGAGCTGATCGGCCTGCTGGGCGAACGCCTGGTGGAACGCTGGCTGGATCGGCTGGGCCACCGCGGGCTTTCCCCGCGCAGCCAGGCGCGCAAGCTGGTGGTGCTGCGCCAACTGGTGGCGCACGCCAACCGCGAGGGCTGGCTGCACCACGACCCGACGAAAGACAGCGACGTGCGTTTCGTGGCGCTGCCGCAGATCGCGCCGGAGCTGGCGCCGCTGATGGCGCTGCTGGAAACCCTGCCCACGCGCACGCCGATGCAACTGCGCGACCGCGCCATGATGCGCCTGATGCTGGATGGCGCGCTGCGCGTAAGCGATGCCACCGCGCTGGACCTGCCCGGCCCGGTGTATCGCCCGCGCAACAGCGTGGATCTGGCGCGCGGCGAGCTGTGCATGGTGGGCAAGGGCGGCAAGCCGGCCGTGGTGCCGATCAACGCGCGCAGCGTGGCGTGGCTGGCCGACTGGCTGGCCGTGCGCCCGGCGATGGCGGCCGAGCGCGAGCAGGCCATGTTCGTGAGCAACCGCGGCACCCGCATCACCCGCCAGCAGGCCTACAACCGCATCCGCACCCTGGGCGCCGCCGCCGGCATCGCCCACCTCAACCCGCAACTGCTGCGCCACCGCCGCGTGGGCGACGTGGTGGAAACCCTGGGCCTGGAAGCCGGCCAGCACCTGGCCCGCCACGCCAAGAAATCCACCACCGCCAATGTCTACGGCGCGCAAGCCGCCGCCGTGGTGCGCCACGTGCTGCGCGAGCACGCGGATCTGGATGCCGTGAGGAGGGTGGGATGAACCACGATCTGCACATCCTGCAACACAGCCTCGGCGTCGACCAGTTCGGCCAGGGTGAGCGTTACCGCAACCATTTCGTCACCGGGCCGGGTTCGAAGGATTACGACCAGTGCGTCGACCTGGTGATCCGAGGGCTGATGACGCGCCATACCGGCAACGCATTGACGGGCGGCGACGACCTTTTTCAGGTGACGCCGGCAGGCATCGCGTACATGGAGCAGCACAGCCCGAAGCCGCCGCAGCTCACCCGGTCGTCGAAGCGCTATCGAGACTTCCTCGCCGCGGACTCTGGCACAGAGTTTGGTGAGTGGCTCAAGCGCCACCATGGCAAGTTGGCATGAACGCGCCCACCACCTTCCGCCCGCTCGCCGAGCGCCAACCCGATGGCCGCATCGCCGTCTACGTGGGCGCCGGCTACAACTTCCTGCCGCACGAAAAGGCGCTGGTGCTGTTTCAGCAGCTGGCCGCCGCGCTGCGCATCCCCTACAGCGAAGGCGTGGCGCGCTACGCGGCGCGGATGCTGGCCGCTGCGCGCACGGATGGCGGCTGCGATATCGACGGCGCCGATGCCGAGGAATACGCGCTGGAGAGCGAGCTGCTGGAGCCGTTCGACGCGCCGGACGGCGGCTGCGGCGAGCACTGCCTGTGCGATGACGGCGACAAGTGCCTGCGCCTGTCCCCGCTCGGCCGCGAGCTGATGAAGCTGATCGACGACGAGCCCGAACCGGTGCGCGAGGTGGGCCGATGACGCCGCGCACGCGCACCAAGAACCGCGACGCGCTGGTCGAGAAGATGCTGCGCTTCGCCTTCTGGATGAGTGACCAGCACGTGATGCCGTCCGTCGACGACGTGTGCGATCGCTTCCCGGTTTCCAGACCCACCGCTTATCGCTGGCTCGCCGCGGCGCGAACCATCAGAGGAGTGCACCTGCCCATGAAACAGCGCCAGATCACCCACCCGCGCGGCACCTTCGCCGCCTGTGGCACCTGCAAGACCGAGCCGCGCCACTACGTGGCCAGCGGCAGCACCCAGCGCGAGGGCGTGCAGTTCGCCGTGATCGCCGACCGCCATCAGCTCGAGTGCCCGTGCCGCCGCTGCACCGGCTGGTGCGCCAGCCTGCCCGACGCCGTGCGCGCCTGGGGCGAGCTGGGCGAAACCCTGCCGCTGCCGCTGGCCCCGCGCCGCGACAACGTGCGGCCGATGCGCGCGGCGAAGGGGAGGGCGCAGCGATGACGAATGGATACCTGCCACGGGCACTCGCCGCCGCCATGTCGCCGATGCCGGAGTGCCCGGAGGATGTCACGGCGTTCCGCGAATCGGCCATGACCGTGATCGACCGCATGCGCTACGAGACGGCCAAGGCTGCCCTGCAGGGCCTGCTCGCCGCCAGCCCCGCCACCACCCAAAGCACCAGCAACGCCGACATCTACGCCACGCGCGCCGTGCGCTACGCCGACGCGCTGCTGGCCGCGCTCAACCAGTCCACCGAGGAGGCCCTCCATGCTCGCGCCCGCTGAAATGTTCGTGCCGCCGGCGATCATGGACAGCGTCGCCGGCAAGGCCGCCAAGCGCAACGTGCTGCGCCTGGCCAGTCGCTACAGCGCCACCAGCGGCAGCTACCGCTGCACCGCCTGCGGCTCGCGCTGCAGCGTGCAGGTGGAGTACGACGAGGCCGGCGCCATCGTGCACAGCAAGGGCCAGTGCCGCACGCCCAGCTGCATCGCGTGGGAGGACTGAGCATGTCCCAACTCAGCCCCCAGCACGAGGCCATCCTTGCCGAGCTGCGACGAGGCCCGGCCACCACCATGCACCTGATTCGCCGCTGCGGCGTGATCTGCGTGAGCGCCCGCATGCACGAGCTGAAAACCGACCACGGCATCGCCATCGGCATGCAGATGGTCAAGGTGCGCGACCGCCGCCGGCACATCGTGCGCGTGGCCGAGTACCACCTTATCCACCACCGCCGCGCCGGCAAGCGCGCCTGACCACTACCGCTTAGGAACCCACCATGCACAAACGCACCCCGCTATCCCACCTGGTCGCCATGGCGTTGTCGCTGATGAGCAACGCCGCGCCCCTGCCGCGCCTGCCTACCGAACAAGCCCACACCACTACCGGCCGCCGCGACAGGCGCGGCAAGGGCAGGGACCGCACCGGCGCCCGCAAGCCATTCCAGCACGTGCGCACCACCCGCCCGCCGGCCGGCAAGACCGCACGCCGGCGGCGCCGCGCTGCCAACCTGCGGAGGGGCTGAGCCATGTTCTTCCGCAACCTCACCCTGTTCCGATTCTCGCCCGCCGTGGCCGACGACCTGCAGCGCCTGGACGAGGCGCTGGACGACCGTCGCCTGCGCCCCTGCGGCCCGCTGGAGCTGTTCACCCGCGGCTTCGTGCCGCCGGTGGGGCGCGCTGACGGCTGGGATAGCCTCACGCTCACCGAGAACGGCTGCACGCTGGCCATGCTGGGCGGCGAAGACAAACTGCTGCCACCCGCCGTGCTCACCGATGCCCTGCAGCGCAAGGTGCGCCAGATCACCGAGCAGGAAGGCCGCAACGTCGGCGGCCGCGAGCGCAAGCGCATCCGCGAGGATCTGCTGACCGAGCTGCTGCCGCGCGCCTTCGTGCGCAGCTCGCGCACCGCCGCCTATGCCGACATTGCCAACGGCTGGCTGGTGATCGACACCGCCAGCCGCAAGCAGGCCGACACCGTGCTCACCTGCTGGCGCGAGGCGCTGGGCAGCTTCCCCGCCGTGCCGCCGGCACCGGAGGAAGGCCCGCGCGTGCTGCTGACCGACTGGCTGGCCACCGGCCGCCTGCCGGCCGGCTTCGCCCTGGGCGACGAGTGCGAACTGCGCGACCCCGCCACCGCCGCAGGCGCCGTCATCCGTGCCCGCCGGCAGGACATGGACGCCGAGGAGGTCAAGGAACACCTGCGCAGCGGCAAGCAGGTGTTCAAGCTGGGCCTGGTCTACGACGACCGTATCAGCTTCGTGCTGGGCGAAGACCTGGTGCTGCACAAGCTGCGCTTCCTCGACGTGGTGCTGGACACGCTGGGCGACAGCCTGCAGGACGCCCACGACGAAGCCGCCGCCGCCCTGTTCCTGATGACCACCGAACTGCGCCGCCTGCTGGAGCAGCTGGCTGAGGTGTTCGGGCTGCCGCGGCCGGGGGATGCGTGATGACGACGCCCATTGAAAACTGCCCGCAGCCGGAGACGCCGATTCGCGAGCGGGCTTATGCGTCAGGGCAGGAAAGGGTGGCCGAGGATGTGGTGGATCGTGTCGCCAAAGCCATCGCGGATGCTGCGGGTCATGGCATGCGGGAGAAGTGTGAGAAGCAAGCTCGCGCGGCTATAGCCGCCCTCGCGCAGAACGCGCAGGCTGATGTTTTTGCGCAAGCAGCGGCAGCGTCGCCAAAGCAGTTTCAGGTGAAGCCTGCCGAGCGCGCGAGGGTGCCGGCTGTCGTCCGCGAAGTCATGGACGAGCTGGAAAAGGCGATCCGCAAGTTCCCGACGTGGCCGACCGATCCGCTGCACGCCGTCGGCGTCTTCAACGAGGAAGCCGGCGAGCTGTCGAAGGCGGTGCTGCAACAGGTCTATGAGCCGCACAAGAACAAGCCCGACGACGTGCGCAAGGAAGCACAACAGGCTGCCGCTATGGCACTGCGCTTCCTGGTGAGCCTGGACAGCTACGACTGGACACCTGGCGTGCAGCACGATCAGCCAACCCTCGCCGACGCGCTGGAGCAGTCCGAGGAGTCGCCCCATGCCTGACGGCACCGCTTCCATCAGCACGGCGCCCCCTCAGCCCATCAGCCGCGCAGCCTGGACCACGCGCGAGATCCGCGTGTTGCGCGAGGCGTATCCAGCGGGCGGCATCAATGGCGTGATCGCGCTGCTGCCGCACCGCAGCCGGTCGGCGATCTACCAGCATGCCAACGCGCTTGGCCTGCGCTGCGCCAGCCGGCCGCTGGTGCGCGAGTCGTGGACGCTGGAGCCGGGCATGGACGAGGCCATCCGCACCGCGCATCAGCGCCCGATGCAGCGGGGCGACGTGGTGGCGCTGGCCAAGCGCCTGGCGCGTCCGGTGTGGTGGGTGAGCCGCCGAGCGCGTGACCTTGGCCTCACCACCCCGCGTTTCCGCGAAGCGCCGTGGAGCCCGGCTGAGCTGGATATCCTGCGCGCCACCCGCAACCTGCGGCCGGCCGGTGTGCAACACGCACTGCGGCGCCAGGGCTTCCGCCGCACGGAAGCCGCGATTGTCGTGCAACGCAAACGGCGCGCGATCCAGCGCGACCCGCGCGAGGACGACTACACCGCCCGCGAGGTCGCCAGCCTGCTCGGCCACGATCCCACCACCGTCACGCGCTGGATCCACCTGGGCATGCTCGCCGCCGAACGCGACCCCACCCACCAGCCAACCGCGGACGGCCGCGCCCCCTGGCGCGTCACCAACCAGGCGCTTCGCAACTTCATCATCACCCACGCGATCCACGTCGACCTGCGCAAGCTGCCGGCAGGACACACCCCGTGGTTCGTGGATCTGCTGGCGGGGAGCAGGGCGCATGGCTGACGGCACCGCCTTCCTCAACTTCGACCAGGAACTGGTGGTGGATCTGTTCGCCGGCGGCGGCGGCGCATCCACCGGCATCGCCCGCGCCTACCGCGAGCCCGACGTGGCGGTTAACCACAACGCCATCGCGATCGCCGTGCACCGCGCCAACCACCCGCACACGGAGCACCACCAGACGGACGTGTTCGAAGTGGACCCGATCGCGGCCACGCGCGGCCGGCCGGTGGGCGTGCTGTGGGCGTCGCCGGATTGCCGGCACCACAGCAAGGCCAAGGGCAAGGCGCCGCGCAGCAAGCGCATCCGCGGGCTGGCCTGGGTGGTGGTGCGCTGGGCGCTGGCCACCAGCCCGCGCGTGATCGAGATGGAGAACGTCGAAGAGTTCGTCAACTGGTGCCCGCTGGACGACACCGGCAGCGCGATCGCCGAGCGCAAAGGCGAGACGTTCCGCGCGTTCATCGCCGCGATGACCACAGGCATGGCCGCCGACCATCCGGCCATGGCCGAGATCGTGGAGTTCCTTGGTGCCAGCGCGCCGGTAGCGGCGCTGGTGCGCGGCCTGGGCTACACCGCCGACTGGCGCGAGATTCGCGCCTGCGACAAGGGCGCGCCCACCATCCGCAAGCGGCTGGTGGTCAAGTTCCGCCGCGACGGCAAGGCGATCACCTGGAGCGCCGACACGCACGGCGCGCCGGACAGCAAGGCCGTGGCCAGCGGCAAGCTGAAACCGTACCGTACCGCCGCCGAGTGCATCGACTTCGGCCTGCCGGCGCGCAGCATCTTCGGCCGCAAAAAGCCGCTGGCGGCGAACACGCTGAAGCGCATCGCGAAGGGCATGTGGCGCTACGTGCTGAACTGCCCGCAGCCGTTCATCGTGCCGCTGCGCGGCACCAGCGAGGCGCACACGTCGACGCACGGTATCGACAAGCCGCTGAGCACGATCACGGGTGGCGGCACGCACCATGCCCTGGTTACGCCCTATCTGACCGAGCACGCCAACAGCAGCAGCCAGCGCGTGTTCCCGGCCGACGAGCCGCTGCGCACGCAGGTGGCGCAGATCAAGGGCGGGCATTTCTCGCTGGTGGCGCCGACGCTGGTGCAAACCGGCTACGGCGAGCGCGAAGGGCAAGAACCGCGCGCGCTGGACATCGGCAAGCCGTTGGGCACGGTGGTGGCTGGTGGCGTGAAGCATGCGCTGTCGTCGGCATGCCTGATTGCCGCAGCACATGGCGAAGGTAAACCCGGAGGCGTGAAGCGGTGGGGAGCAGGTTGCAAGAGTGCGCAGGCCCCGCTCAACACCGTAACGGCGTCCGGTGGCCATGCAGTCATGCAGGCCCACTTCCTCGAGCAGGCCAACGGCGGCTTCTACGATGGCGACGGCCGCGACGTGCGCGATCCGGTGTCGACCATCTGCGCCAGCGGAGCCAACCAGCGGCTGGTGTCGGCCTACCTGGTCAAGTATTACGGCGAGGGCGGCCAGTGGCAGGGCTGCGACGAGCCGATGCACACGGTGCCGACGAAGGACCGCATGGGCCTGATCCAATGCGTGCAGGTGCCGGCCGACACGCTGGCGCCGGATCTGCGCGGGCGCGCCAAGGCGGTGGCCGACTTCCTGCATGAATACCTGCCGGAACACTTCCCCGAGCCCGCCGACATGGTGCTGCTGGGCGGCTACGTGCTGGCCGATATCACCCTGCGCATGCTCGTGCCCCGCGAGCTGGCCCGGGCGCAAGGCTTCCTCGACAGCTACATCATCGACCGCGGCCTATTCGAAACCGCACCAGGCAGCGGCGAATTCGAGTGGCGCCCAATCACCAAGACCGACCAAGTGAAGCTGATCGGCAACAGCGTGTGCCAGGACATGGCAGAAGCCGAAGTGGCCAACGACCTGGCCGACCTGATCGAGTTCTACGCGAGGGCCGCATGACCCACGCCAGCCGCCAACTCGATATCGGCGCCCACGTCACCCTCGACGGCGCACTGGCCATGTACGCGATTTCCGCGCGGCGGCTGGATGCGTCCATGCCTTCCGGTGTGGCGTTCCGCCTGCTGCCGGACGCTGGCGGCTGGGTGTGCGCCGATCGGGTAGCCGGCGCCACCGGATTCGGCGAGGACGACTACGAGCCGTTCGACGAGCTCGGCGACTATGAAGTCGACGACGACGAGGAGCAGTGAACCGATGCGCACCTGCCCCCGCTGCCAACAGCCAACCGCGCACCGCTGGTGCTGCGGCCTGGACCTGCTCGCGCGCAAGCGCTGGCAGATGACGCGGGACCGGGTGCGCATGATCCACGTGCTGGCGCGATCGCGCAAAGGCCTCACCGAGGAGCAATACCGGCTGCGCCTGGCCGCCGTGGGCGTGGATACGTGCCTGCGGCTGGGCCGGGACCAGTTCCACCAGCTACTGGTCGGGCTCCGCGGCTTGCCCGATTCCCCCCTGTGGATCGCTGGATCCCGCCACGCCCGCCGGCGTGGTCGACTCGCCAGGGCGGGCTGACCGATGGTTCCGCGGATGCTTGTCGATCGCTGCACGCAAATGGCTGATGTCCGCGGCCAGGTAGCGCGCGGTGCTATCGAGGCTGGTGTGGCCGAGCATCTGCATGATGGCGGGCAGGGGACAGCCGTGGCGGAGCAGGGTGGTGGCCATGCTGGCGCGCAGCAGGTGCGGATACTGCCCGCTCCACGGCCGCTGGCGCGCCGCCCGGCGCACCCGGTCATAACCCACGGCACTACCCAGCGTGGCGCGCGCCCAGCGGCTCACGATGGCCCACACGCTGCGCCGGCTGCGCAGGGCGCGACCTGCCACCGTCACCCACAGCGCCGCGCGCTTGCCGGGGCGCGTGGTGGCGCGCAGCGCCATGTAGCCGACCAGCAGGCCATGCAGTTCCGCGCTGATCGGCACCCAGCGGCTGCGCCCACCTTTGCCGGATGCCACGTACACCGCATCGGGCAGCACATCGCCCAGGCCCAGCCCGACCAGCTCGCTGGCGCGCAGGCCGGTCTCCCACAGCGTGCGCATCATCACGCTGTCGCGGTAGCCGGCGAACGTGCACACATCGGGAGCCGCCAGCATCGCCAGCACCTGTTCGTCGCTGAAACAGCGCACCAGGCGCACCGGCACGCGCCGCCCTTTTGGACAATTATTCGATTCTGCTTGCGGAGCGGCACCGATCAGCGCCATGGTGTCGTAGAACGCGCGCAGCGCCTTGATATCCACGTTGATCGTCGCCGGCGCCGCGTGCTGCCGGCGACGATCGCTCAACCACCGTTGCAGCAGGGCGGCATCGAGCCGGTCTGCCGCTCCACCGTAAGCCAGCCACCGACGCACCACGCCCACGTACAGCCGAACCGTCGTGGGCGCCCGACTACCCGGCAGGATGCGCGCAAACCGCGCCAGCGCATCCTGCGAATCCACATGCAGCAGCTCGCCCTTGCCAGCAGGCGGCTGCATTTGACTGTAACGGCGTGGTATCACACATCGGGTCCAAAAGTGGACCCGTCAAAAGCCGGTAAGCGTCTGATTCCGATGTAAAACCCGCCGAATCTGGCGCGATTTTACATAATATACATTATGCGAAATTAAAGATAGCAGGCGACAGCCTCCACGGCAACCGTCCGCCAACGACGCATCGACCCTCTCCGCCACTGCCTCGCCAGGTGCCAATCAGCTTCTTCAGGACGTTGGAAGAGCCACCGCCTTCAAAGGACATCGTTCTTGCCTGGTCGAGGTGTTCGACCTGGGTCATGCGCAGTTGTGCGCGTACTCCGCTTGTCGGCGATGTTCTCGCTCAATCCGGTTCCGGCGGTTTGGACGGGATGAACGGCGAGACAGGATCGCTGGCCGGAAAGGTTTCCTCCAGTGCCTCGTCCTGGTTCTCGCTTTCCTTCTTCTTGCG